CCATTACGCTCTACCCTAGCGTTTTCAATTATATCATTTTGAAGTTGTTGATTAGCCCACTTTGTTAAAATTTTGCTAGCAGGTTCTAGTACATATTCATTTTGCCAACTTGCATTAATACCATCAAGATCATTGTTTTCAATATATCTTCTAAGTATTTCTTGCTCCATTAGACCTTTAGTTTTTAGGTCTTGAGCCATGTAATCTTTGAAGGCTATACCAGTACCTTCTATAGGTAAACCGTCATCACCAATTTCTGGTTCTTTATACCACTCTTCACTACTAGAAGTAGTTTGCATAAGATGAGGAAGGAAACCATTTCCTACTTCCTGTAAGTATGCTCTAGTATATCCATTACCCCACGACCCTCTTTTTAAACGAGTTTCGTGTAATTTTAATTTTTCTTGTAAAGTTAATATTCTTTCTTTATTTGCCTCTTTTTCAATCTCATCTATTTCTTCTGCATTTTTAACACGAAGCTCATTAATCTCCATGTTAAGCTCTTTGACATCAACAGGATCTTCAACATAGGCTTTATAACCTTTTGCCTCTTGATTTTCAATGTATTGTTTACCTAAGACTCTAGAGCCAACTGTTAAAGCATTAGTTAAATTCTGACTAAAACGTGCTAACTCTTCAATTTCATACTGATCTTTTTTCGTAGCAATCTGATCGCCACGTTTCATTTCAGTTAGTTGTTGGTTGCTTGCCGTAGCAAATTCTTTGACTGTTTGTTTGCGTTGTCCTTCCAAAGCCTTAGCTAAGGTTCGTAGTTCTTTGGATTCGTCTTTAATAGTTGCTTGACGTTTCCTATCGAACGGCATAAAACTAGTCTGTCTTTTGTATGCCATTTTTTATGCTTTTAAATCTCCATACACACTTACACCTGTGCTAAATCCACCAAGGATAGGGCCAAGTATAGATGGTTTTGAAGGGGGTTCTTGTTTAATTGGTTGTATGGTTTTGAAGGATGCTGCGGGGGATGTAGCTGCAGAAGTAGTAATACTATTGTAAGCTGTACCATCAGCTGCATGTCTATCAAGAGACACACCAAACTCTTTGAGTCCGTATGTTCTTGTTGCGTCAAATAAAGATGCGTTCAGTTGAGCTTCCTTCATGCCCATAGTTCTGTCTGCATCATCTAACATAAGTGATAATGATTGACCCGCTTGTTGACCGCTAGCGAGCATAGTTCCTTGAGCTTGTATAGCCTTAGCTAATGCTTCTTGTGATTGGAACATACTTTCTGTTACTTTTTCTCTAAGCTCTGCTTGAGCTGATTCGCTTGCTCTGTTTGCTTCTAACTGGTTTATCTCTCTCTGCCTAAAGAAACGTTCACGTGAAGCTGCGTCAGCCTTTAATTGAGCTGTAAATACTTCACCTTTTCTTTGGTCGTTGAAAGCTGAGATCTGAATATCGTTTAGATATTTCTGACGAGCCATTGCATTAGAACGATTAACTGCATCGACTTGTGCTCGATGTCGTCTGTTCTGTTCACTAATGCCAACAACCGCTTTTCCTACACCAGAAATTGCACCCAGAGCTATGGCTGGACTGCACATGGTTTTATAAATTGTATAAGAGGTACTTGTTTGTAGACATGATAGTTAATGAAAGAAAATCCTAAAAGTTTTAATAATTTAATATGTGCTTCGTTTCGCATATCTGCTTGGTTACATAAGTAAGGATTGTGTAAACTGTTTATCCAGCGTTTCGCTTCTTTTACAAATGTATGAGGATACTCTGTGCTTGCATCAGTACACAACATCCATATAATATTATGTGGGGTTACACCCGCCACACCAGCAGCCTTGCCGTTGGGAACCGTAAAGTATACAGCATATGCAGAGTCATAATAAGACTGTAATATAGCAGCCTCAGCACATAAACCTGTGACTTCTTCCGTCTCACGCCTATCTTCATAGCGTAAGTTAAGACCCACACTGAGAGCTAACTCAGGAGTGCAGGTCTTAATATACTTACCTTCGTACATGTCGTTTTGGTGAATAGCTACCATCCCAGCTGGCTGAGATTAAAGCGGTAGGAAATGGATCTGGTATTTTTATTTGTAATCTATATTTCTCATTCTTACGTTGGATTGGAACCCTTATACTACGTGACAATTCAGAGGGTGGTTTGTCAAATACACTAGAGTTAGTGAACATACCAGATTCATACTGTATGTAATCATCAACATCTTTAGTTACATTACCACTTGCATCTGTATATGTGTAGGGAGAGGTAAGGTGAAACTCCATAGGGCCTGTCACACCTAGCTCAAAATTAATACCAGCAATCCTTAGATCACCGTCTACATCATAGGTATTTTGACCTTGTAGTACAAAATAGTAGTGAGGTAATTCTATACAACTTTCATACTTATATCCTACTGCAACCTTAGCTGCACTATGGATGTTTATTCCGTTAACAGTTACTGAGTTAGTACCTACTGCATCAACAGCTTTTACTGTACCAGCAATAGAATCTCCATTAGAGTCGTTACCAGACAAACCTACTATAAATAAGTCAGTAGTATTTGCAGGTGTATACGGTATTGTGAGAACTGTTTTCTCAGGAGCTGTAGTAGTTTGTGCTGTACCAGTTACTGCACTGGCTATAGTCATTGAATCTAAATGTGCCTCAAACCATCGTGCAGTATAGAGTGGATTACCTACATTACTTGCTGAACCACCTAGTACATATGCTCTAGTAGAGTCAGCATCAGCTACATACTCATGTCTACAAAGCTTATAGCTTCCGTCATGGAATGTAACTATGTAATGACTACCAGCAGTATACAGCATATGTTGCATAGTACCTGTTAATGTCCATGTATACCATGCTGACTGCTCTCGTTTCTGCCCTGAATTGTAGTATTTGTAATGAAATACTTTATCATCACCCTTCTTACCATAGGAAACAATACCTATAGCAACTGAATTACAGGACTTAGTAATATCTTTAGGTAAAAATTCTGGTACTACTCTGGTTTGTTCTAGTATATTTGGAGGTGCATCATCATCTATAATGGTTGCTTCAAAGGCTCTAGCGTACGCTGAGACGTTAGAAGTGAATAGTACAGACGTACCAAGGTCTACTGGTTGTATACTAGCATCACATTCGTAGCTTGAAACCTTCTTTAATCGTGCTGTTTTAGGACTAAATATGTCAGATTCAGTAAATAACAAGAACTGTCCATTGTCACTAAACATCATCATACCCTTTTGTATGGGTAGAACGTGGTTAATAAACGCTGGTTTAACATCAGATACTGTTATGTCTATAGGATTATCGTCACTAAAAGATATAGCAGATACTATAAAGAAGTTGAAATAGCTACCAGGCTGGCTCATCACTATATTCTCACCAGAGATTAACCCTAGTCTGTTTCTATGGAAAAACATTTCTTGTATTTCCCCACCTACAAACGTAGGAAATGGGTTAGATGTGTTGTCACCAACCTCTCTATCTTTCCAATAGTTTTCGTTACCTTGTCCAGTAGCTGTAGCTTCATCTAACTTAACAAAACTAAATGTACCATCACGGTTATTAATTAAAGCGTGTGGCATTGTTGCGGGATCTAACCCTAGTTTCATTTCGTTAGCAGTATTAGAAGCAGCAAAGTTATGAGGTCTTACACATTCCTCCCAACTACCAGCTCCAGATACTCCATTATCAGCTTCAAATTTTACATAGTAATCATCTGTATCTAAATCAGCAGCGTTAGATATTTGAGCTACATAACCTTGTTTACACATAGCTGGTAACCTACTAATATCCTGTGCCTTCTGACCTATAACACTCATGTTTTCGTTGACAGCTCCACCGAGGAAGTTAACTCCGTCTGCAGCTGAACCGTGCATGAATAAACCACTACCTATAACCTCTGCTGTTACATTACTAAGATTACTATTAACTGATGTCTTGAGTCCATTAAGGATAGTAGCCATAGAGATAGTACCATTGTCTGGATTCTTAGGCGTTTTAAAATATCCTATACCAGATACCTCTTGGTATGTTGTTACTGGTTCTACAGCTTCAACTGATACACGATAGGCAATACCTTCAATAGTTACATCTACAAATAAACCTTCAGCAGTAGACTTGTTAGTAGTTTTAATTAGACCACCGTCTTGTAATGTAACTGTAGCAGTATATCTTACATCATAGTCCTGTACGTAACCTAGAAAGTCAGAGGAGGATGTACCACTGCCATCGTAAGTCGCTGTGTTATTGGCAATATAACTATTACCATTAACTTGTAAACTACCTTCAATATTTTCTGTAATATTTGTACCACCAACCTTAGCTCCTGTGTCGTCTACAGCTGTACCACCAGAGAATGACCATGTTAAAGTACCAGATTTTTGCTGGTTCTCATTAGTATCATTCCATGTAGGGCCAACTAAACTACCACTGTCTATTCTGTCTACTTTAACAGAGGTGACTCGGAAAAAAGTATTAGGTGTAGGTGCAGTACCGCTGTATAAAATATACTCGGTATTATATGCAACTGTATCTAATCTAGCATATGAGTATTCACCGCTATGTATAGGTGTAAAAGTATTACTACTAGATTTACCAACAGTCTTCTGTGGGTTAGCAATAATTGTATAGTCTTGAATTGTGGTAAGAGCGTAGGGTTGTGTGGCTCCAGCTAAATAGCTAAATAGAGAATCTCCAGAATTATTTGTCAGATTTTTTGGGGTACCATCAGCTAAGTCCCATATCCTAATTGGCATACTGCCACTGTTAGCTGGTGTGATTTGCACTATGTACTTCTCATCACCATCTCTAAGTATTTCATACCAATGCCCTGTTGAGTTAGCATTAGTTAAAGTTCCTACAAACTCTGCGGGAGGACGTTTTCGTAGACCAAATGTTATGTCTGGAACAGCGTTATCACATACCCTTAACTGTCCTGGAAATTTTATTTTATCTGGCTGTTGAGATACACCCCCTAGAAAGTTTGGTATACGTTGATTGATCGCTGCCATTACATTCTTCTAAGTACTTTGAATGGTTTGTAAACCGTATTAGCATCGTGATGATACTGTGGATCATTGAATATATTATAGTCACCTTGCTTAGTATCATACTCCAACGCTAAGGCTCTCAGACCTGCCTCATCTTGTTCAAGTAACTTAGCAGACTGTGGGTTATTTGTCATACGGTTAGAGGCGATCCTCGAAGCTCTAACGGTAATGTAATCTTTAAATGGTTGTGGTAGATCATCAAACTCCAACATCCATATAATGTCAAAATATAATTTATCACAATTTTGGAAAGTAAAGCTATGACCTTTCTTGTCATATACTTTCATAACTCCATTGTCACTACGTCTAACAACATCGTAGTCTTTACCATGTTGAAAGATATTAAGATCTATCTGTAATACATTGTTAGGTACAATGCACTGATTGTTAACAAGGGTTATAGGGTACTCGTTCTCTGTGTTGTAAGACCAACCCTCAGCTTGTATCTCACGGCAGACTTGCCTTAGAGTCTTCTGTGCTATAGCCACTTCGGGGCTCTGCACTGTTAATGTATTAACTGGGGTTTCTCCAACGCTCATCAGGATTGAGTTGACAGCATCTAGTTCGGTAGACACTCCGTAAGATATTTGTGCCATAAAAAAAGGGGGGCGAGTGCCCCCGTATAAATGTATATATTATGAGAAAGCTGCTGGCTTTGTAGTTGTTCCTGCGAACAATTCTACACAAGCTGCTGGGTTCACATAATCTGCTCCCATAGCGAGTCTTCCTAGGATGACATCACCTTGGTATACAACTGACACATCGCCAGATGTAACCTGTACCTGTGGGCCAATGGTTTCTACTACACCTGCAGCTTCTCTCTGGAAGATTAGCCCGCATGTGTTTGCAAAGTTAGAGGCAGCACCGTAGTTTTGGCGTGGGCCATAGTTGTTACCTGTAACTGTTGTAGCTGTTTCGATTGACTCAGATACGAATGAACCTGTATTTCCAGGATCTACTGTATCAAGGTCAGTAGAGGCAGAAGCACCACTGTTAGGTGCATACTTAGTACCATACTTAGAGAAGAATGGAGCGTTCATTGACTTGAAGATTCTGATGCCTGCAATTTCAATTACACCGTTTCCGCTCTGTAAAGCTGTACCTTGTACGTCTCTGTTAATTAATCCGTTAGAACCTGCTTCTTGGATAAGTGCATAGTACTGACGTGGGTTTAGTACGGCAACCCGACCATCATCAGAAACTCCTTTCTCGTCTAAAGCTGCAGCAGCATCATAAAATGCTGTTACGAGTTTAGCTGAATCAAGAGCATCGTCAGCATTAGAACCAGCTCCAACTTGGATCTGTGTACCACCAGGCTCAACGAAGTTGGTTAGTGATACTGGAGATGCCTGTCTAGCACCTTTAGCAATAGCTCTGAAGATTAGTCTATCGTACTTTTGTGCAAGTGCGTAGCCGATCTTCTTAGAAATTTCACCCCTCAATTCGTAGTGAGCAAGTGTCTCATCCAGTTCATAGACAAATGCACTAGAGATGAGTAGGTCATCTACTGTGATTGTCTTCTCTGCTACTGGAGGAGTTTTGTCAGAGTTTCCTAATATGCTATTTCCAGGTGTGTGGTACTCCGCACTGGTGCGTCCAGTGTAGATGAACTGTAAACTCTTACCGTTGGTTAACGTACGCTTCATGACTAGGTCACGTGCGATTGTCTCCCTCTGGAATCCAGTAAACATCTCACCTGAGAACAACTTTAAATAAAGGTCTCTGTTATTTGTAGCGTTTGTAGCTGTATTTATTCTACCCAGAAAGGTTTGTGACGCTGGGTTATTTGTTGACTGTTGTGCCATTTTCGTAAGGTATTATTTATCGTCTCTAGATCTAGAATTATAGGAATCTTAATTGTTTCAGCTAAGACTCAAGCTGCTGTGTGTCTGTCCACACCGTCTAGACGGCATAAGGTATCCAGCGTACTGGGCTCATACCAATTAAGAAGAGATCCGACTCTGAGGTGTCTCTTCTCTCATATGATATAGAACGTGTGACCATTCTATAAAAGTAAAAAGAGCCATAACCGAGATGGTTATGACCCATAAAGAATTTAGCTTCACTTAATTATTTTGGTGTAAGCAATGCCACGATATACGAATGTTACTTTCATGGTAATCTCCATATACCTAATCCCCGTTCCATGATTAGGTTTCATGCGTCCTATAAAGGATGAACGGACGTGACGTTATGCGAGTGTTGGTGCTGAAATTACCTCTCCAGCGAGGTCTAGTGGGAAGTTATGAGCGTTACGTTCGTGCATCACTTCCATTCCAAGGTTCTGTCTATTGACAACGTCAGCCCATGTAGGTATGACTTTACCATTACTGTCAACTACTGACTGGTTAAAGTTAAACCCATTAAGGTTGAAAGCCATAGTGCAGATTCCCATAGAGGTAAGCCATATGCCAACCACGGGGAAAGTACCAAGAAAGAAATGTAAGCTACGAGAATTATTGAAAGAAGCATATTGAAATATAAGTCTACCAAAGTAACCGTGTGCAGCTACAATGTTATATGTCTCTTCGTCTTGACCAAACTTGTAACCATAGTTTTGTGAAACCTCTTCCGTGGTCTCCCGAAGGATTGAGGAAGTAACAAGGCTTCCGTGCATAGCACTAAACAAAGCACCGCCAAAAACACCCGCAACTCCGAGCATATGAAAGGGGTGCATAAGGATGTTGTGCTCCGCTTGGAAGACAAACATAAAGTTGAATGTTCCACTGATTCCTAAAGGCATACCATCAGAAAAAGATCCTTGTCCAAAAGGATATACAAGGAATACTGCTAGTGCAGCTGATACGGGAGCTGAGTAAGCTACACATATCCAAGGTCTCATCCCTAGTCTATAACTAAGTTCCCATTGTCGTCCCATGTAAGACAATGCACCGATAAGGAAATGGAAGATGATGAGCTGGTATGGCCCTCCGTTATAGAGCCATTCATCGACTGTTGCTGCTTCCCAGATGGGATAAAAATGTAGTCCGATTGCGTTTGAGGAGGGAACGACTGCTCCAGATATGATGTTGTTTCCATAGAGTAATGAGCCAGCTACTGGTTCACGTATGCCATCTATGTCCACAGGAGGTGCAGCAATGAAGGCGAGTATAAAACATGTAGCAGCAGTTAATAAGCAAGGTATCATTAACACACCGAACCACCCCAAGTAGAGGCGGTTGTCTGTGCTTGTTACCCACTTACAAAAAGTCTGCCAATTAGTATTTGGTTTTGATAATGTAATTGCAGCCATTTACCAAATTCCAGGTATGATGTTACCAGTGAAGATGTAAGATCCAATAGCAGCGACAAAGCCTATCATAGCTAGTCTACCATTAGTCTCTTCAGCAACATGCCACTGATCGTTGTTGTGATTATGATTCATAATAATTGGTTTTGTTTCGTTGGGAAAAATGTTGTTCACTTTTTCTTTTTACGTTTGTAAGGTTTTGCTGTTTTAGCTGCCCGTTTAAAGTTAGCTGCGGTGGGGGCACCCTTAGAACCCACCTTTCTCATCTTCTCGCCAGAGCCAGCTTTGATACGCTTACGCTTGGCGTGGATGTTTGCATATAATCCTCGTTTAGCCATTAGTAGTGACCTTGTGATTTTTGATTTACGCTGTTCGTTTGTTGTGTACGCTTCTTAAGTTTTTTATAAACATCGAGAGTATCGTATGGAAGTTTAAAGATCTTCTGTACGAAGTTATCTTTCTTTTTCTTGTTTGCCATTAGCATTTCCATCTACGTAGTGCCAAAGCTTTACGGGTTGGCTTTCCGTTCTTTCTCATTGGCCCTTTGTTCCCTTTCATGCGAGCACAAAAGGAACGCTTACGTGCACCACCCCCAGGCTGTGGAGCCTTGAGGTTGGAGCCAGTTGCACGATTATATTTTGCTCTGCCTTTAGCAGTGAGACCACCCTTACGGGACTTCTCGCCTCTACCTATACTTAGACTTACGCTTTTTTTTCTTGCCATGTTTACAAGGACATTTCTTTGCCATTACTTTTTCTTCAAGATCTTCTTGCGTACCGCTGCAGGTAGTTTAGACATACCTTTGCTCATACCTTTCTTAGAAGGTCTACCTTTCTTACTTCCGTAAGTACCTTTACCCATTGGCATAATAATCTCCTATACTTTTAAGTTTGATGCTGCTAGTTTTCTGATAACGTCATCTCTGAACGCTTCATCTTGTGTGTATTCTGGTTTGTTCATATCTCGTACGACCTCTGCCATACTTCTGTATGTTTCTGTTGCTGACTCTTTACCAGTTACGATCTTAGAGTCTCTGCCATTGGCATCTTCATACTGTCCCATAAGTGCTTTCACCGCAAACGTTACTGCTGCCTTGTTACCTGTAGCAAGGACTTGGTCATAGTTGGCTGCGTCTTCTTTGGTTAGATTCTGTCCAGCCCAATCCATAAGAGATTGGTAACCTTCATCTCCACCAGCTACTGCCTTTACTTCATTGACTTCCGCTTCACTTAGATATGGTGCTGCTGTGTCAGCTTGTAAGCCAACCTCTTTTCTTACACCATCTAAATAGTTGTCAACAACTTGTTTACTAAGACCAGCTTTCTGTAGCTGACCATACATATCTTCTGACAACTGACCATTGTTTTCTTCAAAGTGTTTGCTCATTGCAAACGGGTCAATGTCATTAGCCTTAAACATATCACCGAGCTTGTCTCCGTACAACTCGTTCGCTGTATCGTAGTTGACAGCACCATCGTCAGTGTACAATTCGTACTCTGGTTGTGGCTCGTCTGCTTGAGGTGTTTCACTAGGAGTCTCACCTAGTTTCTTTTGTAGTTCAAGGTAGGCAGTCTCTAAATCTTCAGCGGATTTATACTTACCAGCAAGCATTTTTTCTTGCTTGGCAGCTAGCTCTTCGCCAACCTTAAGAGACTCAGCCTCTGCCTCAGCTATTTGTTGTGCTGCTACGGGATCATCAGATGTGTCGTAGCGTATTGTTTCTGCCATAATTACTGTTGTTGTGGTACGTCACCAGCTGCTCCAGCTGCTTGTTGTAAGTTCTGGATTAGGTCTGGGTTTTTGGATGGATCCATAATAGGTGTACTAGCAAGCTGACCTGCTTGGTCAGTTAGGGACTGCATTTGCTGTGCCTGCATAGCTTGCTGTTGCTCTTCGTTACGCTCCTCCATACTCTTAACGAGGTTAAGGATGTCAATACCTTGAGCAGCTGCGAGACGTTTTATTGCCTCGTCAGCGTTCATGTATTGAGCTAACGCCTCTGGCCCCATCGTCTGTGATATAGTTGTTATGAATTGTACAAGAGCATCTCTGTCCTGTCCACGTCCTAGTGCATTTATACCTGCTACTATCGTAGGCTTAACTATGCTCTGAGGTACTTTAGGTATCTGTTTAGATATAGTCAGAGTGTGCATCTTACGGTTGAGATAGGGTATGAGAAACTCTGTCGTTAACAAGCTGAAGAGCCCGCCAAGCTGTCTCTCTAATTCCATCTGTGTCATACGGACTTCCTCTGCTGTAGTCCTTTCTGATTGTCTCACGTTTAATACAAGGAACGCCTCGGCTAACCTTTTCTCTAACATGTTAATCATCTGGTACGCTGTTTGGAAGTCAGCAGTTTTACCTACCTGTACTACACCAACATCATCTGGTCTACCCTGTATGATGGCTCCGTTACCAGCGTTAGCTAGTGAAGCTGGTTTAGTTACAGACGAAGGTGACACAGTAAATATAACTTTAGCTGCTGCTGCACTACCTTCAACGATAGCTTGCATTAGTGCCTCTAAAGACTTCAAGTCCCCAAGGAACTCTTCAACTCTAGAACGACCATAATCTTCTCCGTCTACAGTTACAAATCTGAGAGGGAGCCAAGGAGTCTTAGACTTAGGAGCTTTACCTACACTGTCTGGTAGCAGCTCATCCATAGCCTCCTGATGCCAACGCCATTGACCATCATATAATTTTACACATGTATATACATCTACATCCTTAGTGCTTTTGTAGTCACCTTGAGCATCATCGTTTACAGAGTTAGCTTCTTCTACTTCGGGTAGTCCTAATAGTTTTTTGCTGACTCTTTCCTTAGTTACAATCTCTATAACATTACCGTTACCATCTCTCTCTACTACATATCTATTAAGTGGATATACTTTCATACCATCTTTGCCCATAAAGACAAGAGCATTACCAGTAACGACAAGATGTTTTAGAGCTGCAAAGATCTGTACTCTATCTGTGGAAGCTGCAATGCTTTCCATAATCATACGTTCTATCTTTGCAAAGCTAAGGTCTAATTCACTCTTTGCTTCTGGTGGTATCTCGACTCCTAATTTAGAATCGTCTAGTTGTAGTTTAAAGAAACTTGTAGAGGGAGGGAGCAATCCTAGCATGAGTTTTGAACTCAATGTGGTTACTCCTTTAGCTCCGACTGATTGCCAAGGGGTTACAAAATTATTAAAGTTTGTCTCCCCCTCGTTTCTCATTAATAATGTAGGGATAGTTAGCTCCGCACAATCGTAAGCTACTTCTAAGAATTGTTCACGGTGACTCGATAACTCATTGTATCTTTGCCGTGCTGTCTTCATGGTGTGCCCCCAGTTCCTCCAGTGTTAACTCCTTGAGATGTAGTAATACCACTTAGACCACCGCTTGTAGGTTTCTTAGTCTGTAACTGTGTGGTTCCTTTTGTCTTGCTAGACTCGCTAGCTTTCTTAGCTTTAACTTTAGCCTTCTTCTTAGTACCATCTTCTGATACAGGAGCTGGAGTAGGAGCTTCAGGCATAGGTGTAGGAGCCTGTTGTACTGGCATTGGGGGTGGAGGAGTGGTTGGTGGGGCTGGTGTTGGAGGAGCGGGGGGTGTTGATCTACCCCCTCCGAATAATGATCCTACGCACATAGCTTTTCTTTTAGTATTCTAATGATTGATAATTGACCAGCCCTAAAAGATATTTCTTTCTCTGATAGGTTGTGGTCTGGAAACTTGTCTGGAAACTGCTCATCGAGTTCATCTATAATTCTCTCAATACGTCCCCAGTCAAGAGTACTGTGGTAAGTTGGTGTTTGCATGTTCAAAAAATGCGGGCATCCTAGCTCGCTTGGTGTCAGAAAGTTCGGGGGCTTTGCCCTCATACATTAGACGATCACTACAATCTGTCCAAAATTTTCTGCTCAAATGTTTGTTGGTTGCCTCGTTTCTTAGAGGTTCAAAGATCCAATTAATTGTAGCTTTCCTAAGTTTGTCCAAAGAAGGACTAGGGCGTAAGCCCATAGCAGAGCATACAAGACTATTGCAAGCAACGTGGATCTGTTCGTCTCTGGAAATGTCAGCTGATACTGTCCTAAGAGCAGCATCGCCACAAAACCTGTTGAAAGGTAAAATAACAAAGAATATTGCACGTTCTGCTACCAATGCTTTTAGTATAGTGTGGTCGGGGTGAGCTATCCAAGCGTCCCGTAATAACATTGCCTCTCTTTCAGCTTTGTCGTCTAGTCCGTGGACATCAGCAACATAACTGAGAGCAAGATCATGTCTCTCTTCATCCTTTACGTTTGATTCGAGAAGTGTTCTAGCAATATCGGGAACCTCTTTGCTAAGGGTTTCCGTAATAAAGGCACCAACAGGTAGCTCCATATGCCGTATTGCAAGAGCACGGTAGATGGCTTCTTCACTACCATCAAGGAGCTTTCCTTTTGTTGGTTTAACGGGAGTCCATTTACGCTTCCGTTGATATAATTTTTCATAAGGGTTCATTCTTCACAACCTATGCACTTAATTGGTTCGAGTATACCGCTTAAGTAATCGTTAACCTCAGACTCATCCAATGCAGCAAAGGCACTAGACTTGTCTTGTGTATCTCCCATAACTTGAAGCGAGTAGTATAAAGATGTTTGAGGACTATCTAACCACTGTTGAATAAACGCTTCATCATAGGTCACAACATCTGACCATGAGTTGAATGAGTATCCGTGTAGTAGTCCAGTCTTATGGAGCATTGTCATAATGCCGTCTGCTACACGCTTGTATGCGTCCCAGCCAACTTCCGAGGCGATCTCCACATCGCCATAATTGTAAGATGTTACTCCAAACGTACCGCTGTCACGGTCTACGCTTCGAGCTATAGGTGGTGCAATCTCAGGACAGGATGTAAACCCATCAAGATCTTTGGTGTTGTAACTACATGATGCAGTAGGGGCTATAGCAAAAGCTCTATCCATACCGTTTGCACGTGCTACATCTGCTGCTGCTATGATACTACGCTTGAAAGCAAATGCTAGTTTAGCTGCAGTACCTTCTCGTGGTGTCAAGCCTTGATTAACTCTTTCGAGTGCTTCACCAAACTCTTTGTAAGTTACTTCGTATCTTCTGAGGAGGTTGGCAAGACCGAGCATCCCAAGCCCCACTTGTCTGTCAAGTGATGGGGCAAGGTATTCTCCAGATTCTCCAACACCTGTCCGTGCATGGAGATCACACAATTCGGACATAGCTTCAACGAAACCCTCTTGTATGTTGCCGATAGTACAGGCACCGAGACTGACATGCTGTAACAAGCAAGTGCCTCGTGAGGGCAAGTAAACTTCAAGACAGACGTTGCTGTAGATTCTTTCTCCATGTTGGTGTCTAATTTTGTTGAGCCAGATGTCACCAGATTTTATTCCATCTAGTAACTCCTGTTTGTACGGGGTGTTCTTCCACATTTCTTCGGTGAGATCTACACACCTCTTGACCCAAGGTAGTTCACTCCTTGGTGTGGTTATGAACTCTAGTATGTCAGCATGATCTAAGTCTAAGTGTAAGACACACGCTCCATTTTTATAGACTCCACCTCTACGTATAGTTTCGTTGAGTGCAGAGTATACTTTACCAAATGATACAGGGCCACTAGCTACGAGTCCTTTCTCATTGGTGTGACCGTTAGGTCTAATCTTAGAGAGGTGTACTGCTACACCTGCTCCGTATCTTAATGCGTGGCTGACGAAACGCCAGCTAGCTTCTATTCCATTATCACCCTCGATGCTGTCTTCGACTACAAATACTGTACAGCTGACAGGCAAGCGTCCGTCTGGATTCTTTATCCAGCTATCTATTCTACCAGTTCTAGCTATCAAAGGGTGTGGAAACAAATCGTTTAACATGTTGGGGGGTTCCAGAGAATTGGTTGTAAGTTGGTGTGGTCGAAATCTTCAGTACGTAAGATCTTGGCTAGACGTGCGTTGAGTATAGCGTCATCGTCTGATAACCCTCTATCTCTGTAGGCTTTACACACTGCCTCCCACTGGTTTTCATTTTTGTCTAGTAATTCAGCAGCTCGCTTGACTCCTATTCCAGGGCAACCAGAGTACCCATCTGTAGGGTCTCCGCTTAGGCTCTGTATAAGATGCCAACGATCTCCTTCTTCTTTCGTAATCTCTACAACATCATCAGTAAGATTCCATAACGTAGATGGTATCTGTTTCATGTCCTTGTCTGGACTAACAATAATGTTGTTCGGGTTTGGATAGCGTGTTGCTTCGATGCCAATGGTATCATCAGCTTCCAACCCTTCAATTAGTTTAAAGTTGTAGTTTTCTCTACAATGATTTACTAAACGTTTATAGCCAAGGGGCTTACGTTTCATTCGATGTCCCTTGTAATCGGGATAAATTTTCTTCCTAAAATTTTTAGGGCTTGAGAAGTATAGTATGAAGTCGTCCTCCATCATAGCCTTAGTCACTTTGTTTAGTTCATGGGTAAATACTTTTAGCACTTCACTGAACTGTGATTGAGCAATGATGACATCCTCTCCAAAATCTATGCCTATCTCACAGGCTTGGGCAGCCTTGTAAGCGAGGAAATCAGAGTCAATTAATAACATTAGTGTACCTGTGCCCAGTTGTCACCAACTTGTGCGTCAGCTTCAATGGGTAATCGTATGTTGTAATACTCACCAGCTTGTAATGCAGATAGTTTACAAACCTCAGCTACGTCATGAGCAACAAGGTGTGGAGCACCTAGTACCTGTTCGTCATGCACAAACGCATACCGCTCATGATGAAACATACTCATTCTTAGATTCTGGTCTGTAAGTAGCAGCCATCGCTTTGCGACAACCGCTGCCGACCCTTGTAAGAGACAGTTCAACGCCTTGTGTTCTTTGTCCACAATGATTTGACGTTTGTCGATAGCACGAATACTACCTCTCTCAGCAACTCTGCGAGTATCTTTGACAAGATCTTCCAAGCCTGGAATAGCATCCATATAAGCTCGCCTAATTTCTGCCCCCTTCTTCTTCGCTTTGTCGAGGGGGAGCATATTGTCATAAGATAATCCAAGTTTTTGGTCACCCCCTCCATACAAGAAACAATAAGTAATTGTCTTGACTTGTCTGCGAGAGATTCCAATTTTGTCTGCATTAACTTGGTGAATGTCTTGTTCTAATAAGATTTTTGCATACCTACCTTCATCATAACGTGCTAGGTAGTGAGCAAATAGTCTTAGTTCTATCCCAGCAAGGTCGCTATCGACTAGTTTCCAAGTTGGGTTGGTGATAAATAGTTCACGGCAATCCTCGTCCGAACTTACTTGAGCAAGATTCGGGTGTGAATGTGCCATTCGGTGTGTCACCGCACCGATAAAGCAAGAGTGGTGAAGTCTGCCATCCTTGACTAGCTTCAACCAAGCATTGGTTCCTTGGGATAACATTCCTAACTTCTTCTGAATGACCAGAATATTTAGAAATACCAACGCCTCTTCTGTTCCTATCTCTTTGAGAACTGTCTCATCAATGACTGCTTTACCAGTCGGTGTGAGTTTAGATGGTTTCCAACCCTGAAAAGTCTTGAACCACCAAGCAATATGTTCTCTACTGCTAGGATTAAAGTCCTTTAACCGTTGCATCTCGCAACCAGCAAAGTAACCTTGTTTCTTGTTGTCTCTCTTTGGAGTGAACAAGTTGTGTGGAACGAAATGGCAAATGTTCTCAGCCTTTTTCTTGAGTCTGTCCAGCTCGGTGAGTAGCTGATTCTCTAGTTCCTGTGCCTTTCGTACATCAAATGGCCAGCCTGTAGTCTTTTGTTCTGACATGAGCTGTGCTATCTGGTGTTCTAGGACAACGCTTTCAGCGATTTTTGGAAATGTGTCCATAGTTTAGCTAAGATAGCTACGTCTTGTTTACAGTAGTCTTGCATCTCCTGTGACCAGTGTGACCAGTCAGAGGTTTTGCCAAACTCTCCTTTTAACATACCAAGTCTGTATCCATACGCTTCGAGACTGTGTGAACCGTACAAACGTGCTGGCATCATGTGCCATTTACGTCTGAGGTCAATTTCCTGTAAGTCTGGATGGAAGAACCTACTTAGTATAAGTGTGTCCCAGTGGTTGGCTTTTCGTTTAAAAAAAGGAAAGTGTTTTTCTATTTGTGGTACATCAAACATAATACCGTTGTGTGAGATAATGTTGTCAGCAGTATCGAGATCACATACAGCATTTACTACACTATAATTTGGTGTAGCTTGATCGTTGTACTCAGTAACGAGACCTGTGTCTAGGTCTTGGGTGACGACACAATGGATATAGTCTGAGTCTATTCCATTTGTTTCTATGTCGAAAGCGAGGTTGATCTTCCTAGAAGTCTGTCGCTGGGTTGAAGTCGGGCGTAGCTTCACGTTCGTCAAAGGTGCATGTTTGTAGGTCGTAGGTTAGTTCATTTGCGATACCAACTTCCCCAGAATATCTATTCTTGAGGACTCTAACAGTCGTAGTATCTCGTTTGTTTGGATCCTGTTGATTGCGTTCAAGGGCAATAACTGTGTCAGATAACTGTGCAATCGCAGCAGATCCTCGCAGTTGTCCAAGTGTAATACGGGCACCTTCTTCATGGTTTTGATCGGATTGTGTACGTCTGAGGTGCGATACTAGAAACAGAACAATACCAGTGCGTTCTACTAGCGAACGTAGCTTGGTCATTGTAACATCTATCATACGCCTCTCATCTCCGTCTAATCCACTCAATAAAATACTGAGGTGATCGAGGAATATAACACGACACTCCAATCCACAGGCAAGGTATTCGATGCGTGAATAGATCGTATCAGGGTCATAGCTGCCAAAGCCATCGAAGAGAAAAAGATTCCAATTAGCAATAGTACTGTTATAGGCGTATTCGAGTTCTGTTCGTTCATATTCTCCAAGGTGATAGGGTTTACCTAGCTGTGCAGACATCAATCCGAGTGCCGTCCTACGGTTAGATTCTTCAAGTGCCAAGTAGCCGACCCGTTCTCCTTTGTTGAGAAGATCACTTGCAAGACTCCTACAGAATGAGGATTTTCCTGTGCCAGAACCTGCAGTAATTGTAACAAGCTCTCCATATCGTATGCCGTGCAGCTTGAGCTGTAATCCTTGAAATGGGTAGTCATGGTCAGCGGGTGGGGTAGGGGTGGTGATTAAATCAAGTAAAGTCTTAGCGTCAACAATTCCATCTGGTCTGTATGTTTTTGCATCCCAGATAGCTCTTCTTACCGCTTCAGCATCGCCTGCTTGTAGTGCCTCGGAAGCGTCTTTATACTTCTCAAGGCGGGCGATTTTAGCTTTTCCAGGCGGTAGCAGTTCTGCACATTCTTGTGCTGCCTGTCTACCTGCCTCATCATTGTCAAAGAATAGTACAACCTCTTCATAGTTTTGAAGTAGGTCTAGAACCCTCTGTAATGACTTCTTTGCAGCCTTTGCACCATTTGGTATGGATACATGAGGCCATTTGGGTTGTGCTTCCCATCCAGAGGCTGCATCGAGCTCTCCTTCGTATATGGTAAGCCTTGTACCCTTATCTGGGAATAAATTTTGCCCAAAAAGTTGATGGTCGGTATTGGTACCCTCCATCCAAAAGTCTTTGTCTTTTGTTTTGACTTTTGCTGCACATACTTGACCAGTTTTAGTGAAGTAGTGCATCCGTAAAGTGTCACCGTCCTTGTGGATACGATATTTACGGCAGGTCTCTTCTGATAGACCTCTTTTCCTAAGTTTAGTTGGCTCGCCTTTTAACATAGCAGTTTTGGTCTTGACGATGGTGGTTTCGTGTAGCTGCCCGCTATCAAAGTGGTTACATACAAAACAATAAGTATGTCCATCAGAATATACGGAATTACCGTCTGACGAACCACAGCTAGGACAGCTGGTGTGATATAGGAAGGATGATTCTTCATTTGAGCCAGTCAACTGGGATTGCATAATAAGCACACCAAGGAAAACCGTTCTTTTCTGCCCATTTTGCGTAAGTAGTTTTGGAACGTTTGGATATTTTATTGTGAGGAGATTGAAAGATGATACGGATGTCTAAGTCTGGGTTACATAACTTGACTGCCTTCATCTTACGTCTTTGGTCTGGAGGAAAGTAGCCTTTGGTTTCAAGGTATATATCCCCAACCTTGAAGTCGGGGATGTAGTTAGCCTCGATAAGGTATTTAAGCTTTTCCGATTCGTAAGCGTAAGGAATCTTCATCTGATCTAGTAGATCTGCCACCTGTTCCTCCAAGTGGCTACGCATTAGAAATCGTCCTCTTCAATAGAGCATGGAGCTGCGTCTACGTTTGGCTCTTCGACCTTGAAGCCAGTTGTCTTACCAAATAGCTCTGACGCTTGGTCAGCAGACATATCACCTGTATCAACTACGCCAGCTCCGCTGTTAAGACTAACAATTTGAACTGCCTTTAGTTTTAGTGATGTGCCGATGTCACCGCTTGGGAGTACATATGGCTTTTGGAAGAAAGCTAACTTAACTTTACTACCGCTGTAAACTGGTGTGTCTGTGTCTTTGATCTGTGTTCCTTCTGTATCAACAACGACAGGTACAATCTTGTCGCCATCTCTCCAGCTAAAACGTAGATGGTATGACCCTTTTTGGTTGTCTAGCTCTTCCCAAGGCTCTGGCTTGACTGTGACCCTCTTAGGGTTCTTAGCCTTGCTCTTAGCCCATTCTAGAGCTGACATACGCTCTTCTTCGAGTTTTGATATAAGTGACTCGTCAACAAGAGCTGATAACTTGTAACCCCACTCACCTGGTTTTAGGACAGCTTGGAAGCCATCAAGTGTTACAGGATCTGGAGTTACGTGGGTGTTTGGCATGGTTAACAGAAAAAATAGGTGGAATTGGATACAACCTTTGGATCTAATGTTCCAACGATTGGTGGTGGTTCTGAGGCATTGATAATCTTTGCAAATTTAGAGAGCCAACATTCTTCTGAAAAGATATTGGTGTAGGTTTCTCGCACAAGCTGATTGAGTGTTCCCATATCGCTTGCTCTGCAAAGAACCGAGTCATGTATGACTGTGAATGGTTCATCGAACTTTGTGAATGATCTGTGAAGGATCGAAGCATCGAATGAGTGAATGTAATTAGGGGCAGTGCTTGACTTATGTTTGTTAGGACTAGGTGAGGTTTTACCAGTAGGTAATCTTACACTTGTACGTCCAAGTAACTGCAGCTCCATCCTTTCTGTTTCAATGTCATCTCTTCTTTGATTAACAACAAAACCAGATGGTGTGACCCATTCAACTTCAGTAGCACCATTTCTGATGTACTGTCCGACATGTTTCTTTATCCATCGCATAACTTGCATAGGCCCTGGAACTATAGTGTCCATGCTGCTGTAGACAGCGTTTACGACCTGTGTGAGTTCGTCCTTTGTGGGGTCGATACCCTCTTCAAGTAATGCTTCACGTATGTACTTACGACTACTGTCTTTAGTAGCGTTGTAGGGAATAGTCATCACTGTGCGTTTGCACACGGATCTATTCATCCAACGGTGCATGTATGTAGGTAAGAACTCTTTAGCTTGTTCAGCCACCGCTTTGTAAGCGTCACTAGGTTTTTCACTAGGTACAACGTTTACAAGCTCTGCTGTGCTTTTGTCTCTAGCTAGACCAGCAAGGATCTGTAGACCAGAGCATGTCGCATCGACTGCGACCATAAGACCAGTAGTTAACTTGTCTTTAGCTATACAGCAGTGATAATATTCATGACAAGCAGCCATGAACTGCCAAGGTTCGTCAACAGAATCCCATTCAGAAAGGTACTCTAGTGGGTCAGTTGCAACCTTAGTTATTAACTCAGTATTTTCAGACACCCATTGATGTCTGTCCTCTAGCGTTTCTTTGTCCAATCCGTAGGTTGTAGCTACTTGGAAAGATAACCAGAGTTCTGCTTCATCTGTCACACTAGCCTCATCAGCAAACCTTAGTAATGCCTTACCAAAGTCTGTGTCTTGGGGTGTGAGAAAAGCTGGGATGGGATATGCTCGACCTCTGTAATCGAAAGACCAACAGAGATGAAAGACATCATCCTTAAACTTTTCAGCAGCTTCTAGCTGAGTACGGGTGCGGACAGAGCGTTTAAAATTAACTCGGTCAGCGTTGTGAGCTTCAGCCATAGCTCGTCTCCAAGCTAGGTTAGATTGCTCATTTTCATCAGCATCTACAGGACGTGGTAGTTTAGTACTAGGTGATATAGGTATAAATTTACCTATTATAGTACCTCTCAACCTCATCTTATCTGCTATGTGCAGCACGTGCTGATTAACACAGTACTTAACTGCCTGTAACTTGTTTAAAAAGTTAATAGGAGTCTCTCCGTGTATTATGGTGGGGTTTCCCTTGCGGGTCAAATCATGACCTTTCATCATACGGTTTGTCAGGTAACCACCATATATGATGTTACCAGATTCATCGTAGCCCCAATCGTCTGGTACCACTAGCATTGGCCACGGTATACCAGCGAATAATTCAGCTGATTTTATGAGTTCTGCTCTTTTTTCATTGAAGAGGTCAGTAGGGATTACCCTGTACTCATACTTTTTGCGGTGAGTCTTACGTTTGCTGATGGTAAACCATTGTGTAGTTTCCATTACCAATGTCAGTCCCCACCTGCCAAGAGATG